GGTTTACAATTAGCCATGAAAGCAAGAAAGTGGAGAGACCAGAAAGGTTTAACCACTTCATTTGAATAGGAGAAAAATGAGTAGCACTGAAGCACCAATCAGTATCAATCTCAAAACAGCAGGAGGCACACAGATAACTCTGCGTGCAGAAACAGCAGACCAGTTTGCTGACATGATTGCACAAGGTATACATGTTATAACCGATGCAGTTACTGAAGTAGAACTAGCAGTCAAAGGGACATCAGCAAACAAGCCGATGTCAGTAGCAGACATTGCCTCTAGTTTCAATGCAAACATAGCATCCACAGAATCAGGTGGAGAAGAAACAGTAGAAGATAAATGGGGTAACACTTGGGTATATAACAAGCCAGGTGCACCATCATGTGAACGTGGTGTCATGGTTCTTAAGTATGGTAAAGCACAGGCAACTGGCAAACCATACAAAGCATTCTATGACCCAGCAGCAGGTCCTCGTTGGACTGGGCCAAAAGTTCCAACAGAACTACGTACTAAGCCAATCTTTGCTTAGTATTTTATAGTAAATGGGGGCTGAGTCGTGGTGCCAGCCCCCATCTACAGTAAAGGAGAACAATGAAAACATTAATTAGAAGTGTTAACAATACAAATGTAGGTGGCGAACCTTTACCTGCCGTCTTTAAAGTATTTGAAAATGCAGGAATGATATTACGTAGAGCAGAGGTAACAGTAATAGCAGGCACCCCAGGTGCAGGCAAGTCATCAATTGCATTAGCAATTGCAGCCAAAACTAAACTACCAACTCTTTATTTTAGTGCAGATACCAATGCACATACCATGGCAATGAGATTGATTGCTATGACTGGTAACATCAGCCAGCAACAAGCAGAACAACTAATCAAACGTCAGCCAGAAAAAGCAAAAGAAGTATTAGCCAATGGTAATCATTTGTTTTGGTGCTTTGAATCCAGCCCAACACTAAAAGATTTAGATGAAGAAGTATCAGCATTTGAAACCATTTGGGGCAAGAGCCCAGCACTTATAGTTGTAGATAATCTTATGGACATAGCAATGGATGGACACGATGAGTTCGGTGGTATGCGTGCAGCCATGAAAGAACTTAAGTATCTGGCCAGAGATACAAACGCAGCACTACTTGTATTGCACCATACCAAAGAAGGATATGAAGGCAGTCCATGTCAGCCAAGGTCATCAATCCAAGGGCTAGTCAATCAGATACCAGCAATGGTATTAACTATTGGTCAGATGAAACAAGCAGATATGAATTACCTATGCGTTGCAGCAGTTAAGAATCGCTATGGTAAGGCTGACCAGACAGGTAACAACTATGTTACCCTTGCATTCAACCCAGAATCTATGTATCTAGATGATGTTATGATTCGTTATATGCCACAGCAACAGGAGTTTGAATGAGCAATCCACGCAAAGCAAAGGGTTCCAGCGCAGAAAGAGATGTAGTTAATTGGTTAAAGAAATGGTACCCATATGTAGAGCGTAGGATTGCAGGTGCACACTTAGATAAAGGAGACATAGCAGGAGTTAATGGTGTAGTTATAGAGGTAAAGAACCACAGAAAGTTAGACCTATCCGCATGGGTAAAAGAACTAGAAGTAGAAATTCAAAATGATAAAGCATGGACAGGTGTAGTCATACACAAACGAACAGGTAAAGGAGATGTAGGAGAATGGTATGCAACAATGCCAGCAAAAATATGGATAGAATTAATTAGGAAGATTAATGGACAAACATGATGTATCTGCCTACTTAGTACACGTAGGCGCCACCCTGCCAGCAGTGGGGCATGGTTGGCGCAAGATGAAGTGCCCATTCCACGGAGATAAACACGCATCATCAGCCGTTAACTACGAAGAAAATAGATTCAAATGTTTTGGTTGTGAAGCACAAGGTGATGTATATGATTTAATAATGTATAAAGAAGGAGGTAATTATATTGAGGCTATCAAATTCGCAGAGAGCATATCTCTTGCAGGCAACAGACCAGTACGCAAAGGACCTGCATCTAGCAACAGAATATCTTTCAACTCGGCATCTATCGGTAGAAGAGGGCAGAAGTTTTAGCCTAGGTGTAGTAGCAAACCCATTGCCAGGACACGAGGTATATAAAAATAGATTAGCAATCCCTTATATAACACCATCAGGTGTAGTTGATATTAGGTTTAGAAGCATGAACAATCACGAAGACCCTAAGTATATGGGTGTACCTGGGGCTAAGACTACAATGTTTAATGCACAAATAGTATTAACAGCAGGTAGTTATGTATGTGTAACTGAAGGTGAGTTAGATACAGTAGTGCTATCAGTTAAGACAGGTCATCCATCAGTTGGTATACCTGGAGTTAATAACTGGAGGCCATACTATGCAAAGATACTAGATGATTTTGAAACAGTAATTGTATTAGCAGATGGTGATAACGCTGGCTTAGAGTTTGGCAAAAGACTAAGTAGAGAACTACATAATGTTAATCTCTTACAAATGCCAGAAGGACACGATGTTAACAGTATCATTGTGCAAGAAGGAAAGGAGTGGATAGATGAGCGAATTCGAAAATGCTTGGGCAACTGACGAAGATTTTTGGGAGTTTGTTGGAGACAATAGAAAGTTAGTTGGCATAGCAATATCAAATGGTCAAGGACTAGACATTCTTAATGCACTTAAAGATATCTATACTACGATAGAGAAAGAACCAGAGAGTGCTATGCGTATGCTTACACTACTAGGCACAGTTATATATGCCAGCAGCATAGGTGAAGGTAAACAATTTACAGATGAGATACAGGTAGTATCAGCAATGGAACAATTTGATAGCAGTATGAAGGAGATGTTAGATGAAGAATCCAAGTGATGTTGATGTAATCCTCAACGAACTGCGTAGTATTATGATGAAGAAGCAAGAAGATTACGGACCTTTGAACATCGCCCTTGCCCCTGGCGGTGCGATGAATGGGCTGAGGGTTAGGATGTATGACAAACTGGCTAGGCTAAATAACATGGCTGGTAAGGACGCCACGCCCAATTTTGAATCAATAGAAGATACCCTTATAGACCTGGCTAACTATGCAATAATAGGACTATTGGTACAAAGAGGACAATGGGAAGGTATCCACAATGTGGAAAATTAGAAATCCATTTTACTGGGTAGATACACCCAGAGAAACTATACTTGTAGTTTGTTATCGTTGTTCCAAAAATTTTGCAATACATATAAAAAATGTACGAGTATATAATTATTGTGGTAATTGTAAATAAATGAATCAAGAGTGGGTACAAGAGTATGATTTGCTTGTGTCTACGCTTGGCATGGAGTATTCCAGAAAATATTCTATAGTTGAACCTTCAGATATAAAACAGATTTTATGGATGTGGTTTGTTACCCATCCAAATAAATATACAGAGTGGTCTAAGTTACCACCCAAAGATAAAGAAAAACTAATTGCAAAGTCATTGCGTAATGCTGCTCTTAAATATTGTGAGCAAGAAAAAGCCCGTAAGTTTGGCTACGATATGGTTGACCTTTACTATTACGACCCATCAGTTATCGAAGCATTTCTCCCATCTATTTTGGCAGATAGTTATGAGATACCTAGCAAGATACAAGACCTTAACTTTAAATTTGGTAAATCAGGAGAAGTAACAGACGGAAACAATTGGCTAGTTCTTAGGTCAGATATTGAAAAAGCATTCAACAAGTTAGCAGAGGCTAAACAAAATATTTTAAGACTAAGATTTACAACGGACAATTATGAGTGGAACGACTTAGCCAAAGAATTAAACACATCCGCTGATGGTGCACGTATGAGAGTTAGCCGTGCAATTAACTCTTTGATTAGAGTATTGGGTGGATGGCGTACTTACAGCGATACAGATAACTTAGAGGCTAAAGATGAAGAAGAAGAAGATGACACAAGAGCCTAAAGAAATAAAAGATTTATTTAAAAAAGATTACAGCAATGCTATGGACCTACGTGGTAATCCCATTGGAGATATATGTGTATGTGGTTCACAATTATTTACAGCAATAGTAGCCTTTGAGTCTGGTGAGATAGCGTTTTACTTTTTAGATGGTGAGTGTGTAGACTGTGGTTCATTGGTAACCTTACCCACACCAATAGATGATATAGGAATGGATTGTATGTAATGCCCTACTATGATTTTGAGTGCAAGATATGTACTAAAGTAGAAGAAACAAATGATTCTGCTGCACCATTCTGTGGCTCTTGCGGAAATCTTATGACTCGTATATGGTCCTCTACACCAGTACATTTTAAAGGAAGTGGCTTCTACTCAACAGGAGGATAAGATTAAAAGACTACGTCATTTATTTTGTTTTAATTATATGTGGAAAGTAATAGACCCAAGTAAATCTTTATGGCATCTTAAGTGTACTAGGTGTGGTTATCAAAAGGTGATTAATCTTGATTGATTACCCAACATGGAAAGATATACCATCATGTACTGGTATTGATGTAGAAGTATTTTTTACTGAAGAAAAGGGTAATTATCCCCATCTTAATTATATTAAAAAACTATGCAGTACTTGCCCAGTACAAGTCCAATGTTTTGACTATGCAATTGAAAATTTAGTTGAAGGAATTTGGGGCGGTACTACTAAAAAAGAAAGGGATAAGCATAGAAGTAAACGTGGAATAATTGGTAAGACAGTTGTTCCTGCTTCTATATTTAATAGTAATTATGAATAGACTATATTCTTTAACCCCAGAAGAAGAAGCCATTGCAGTTGAGGTTGGTTATCAAAGGCAAAAGCCATACTTTGGTGACCCTACTCGTAATATAAATTATTCAGAAGGAGACCTCTGGGAGTTATGGCAACATGTTGTTGCTGCTGGTAGTGAATTAGCATTTGCTAGAATAATTGGCAATACAACTTTCATTCCTCATTTTAATAAATGGAAAAATGAATTAGATATTCCTGGTCTTGGTGAAGTTCGTTATACATTTAATGACCAACCTAAATTAAGATATACAAATAGAGATAATGATTCTCTTATTTATATATTAATGGCTGATGGATTACGTCATAAGACCAGACGTACTGCACCTGATTGGTTAGGAGTTCCATACAAAGCAATTGGTTGGTTATATGGTAGTCAATGTAAAGTAGATATGTTTAAGTATAATGAAAAATCTTGGTATGTTCCTGCAACATATCTCTCATCAATGGATACATTACCGTTGGAGCAATATGTCAAAACTATCTGACTTTGATTTAGACCTGTCCGTTGGGCACGAAGGGGAATCCTTAGTCAATCAACTACTTACCAATGGTAAAACTATTGAGGTTAAGACAGACCTTAAATGGAAGAACACGGGCAACTTATATATAGAAACAGTATGCTGGTCACATAACAATGAAGAGTGGTATCCGTCTGGTATATCTGCAACTAAGGCTGCATACTGGGCATTTGTATTAGAAGGAACTATATTGATAGTACCAATAGAACATCTTAAACATGCCTTAAGTTTGTATGGACACCCAATTACATGTAACATACCACCCAATCCATCAAAGGGTTATTTGATACGACCAGATAAAATCCTGCAAGTAATACAAGAGTTGGCTAAGTAGAAGGGGACTACTTAGAAAACAAAAAAACCCCCCAACCAGATAAAACTGGAAGGGGGGTTTTGTTTTGCTATTACTACTTAGTAAGCCCAAACTCTGGTGCTGACTTGTCCAATGCTTTTAATATAGGACCAACTAAACCTGCAACAAATGCTGCTGCTAATACTTTAGGGTCACGTTGCCCTGCTGTATACAATGCAACTGCTGCGGCAGCAGCGGCACGAATGTATGAGAGTGCAATTTGTTTTGCTTTTTCTTTATTTATCATGGTTCTCCTTAAAGGAACTTAATTAATTCAGCCCAAGTTTTTGGACCGATGATACCATTGGAATCAATTACATCGTGATTATCTTGGAACTTAATCACAGCAGCCTTGGTCTTAGGACCATAGATTCCATCAGCAACTAAAGCAAGGGCTTTTTGTACAATCTTTACGCCATTGCTTCTATCCCCAGGTTTAATAGTCCCAGGAAATTCTGGTTTATCTGATACTGGTATAGCAACATTAACTTCATTGCCTACATAGTTGGGGCGACCAAAACCTACAATAGATACCATTACCTTTTTCTTATTGGCAATATATCCACGAGTCTTAACGGCTACCTCACCACCATTACGCTGGTCTCCCTTGGGATTACCAGCAGTATTACCCTCGATACAAGTAACAGTTCCATCTCCGTTGTTTTCAATTACAATACCAACGTGAGAGATTCTATCTACGTTATCTCCAGGGAAATCAAAGAAAGCAATATCGCCAGGTACTGGCTTAGCATTCTTAGCATCAGTCCAAACGTTCATCTTTTTAAATGCACCAGCACCAGCCACAGTAGATACCATATTAGGTACCTTTACTCCTGCTTGGTTAGCACACCACATAACAAATGAACCACACCAAGGTAGAAAGTTTGCCTTAGTAAAGGCACCATACTTGGTTTCATTATTCTTTGGACCTTCGATAGTTCCAACTTCTTTTTTGGCAACCTCAAGGATTGCAGCAACTGTTCCCTTTTTCATTAGTTATAGTTAGGGTCAATCTTTGCTTGCTTATCTGCAGCCTGACGAGTTTCTACTTCTGTATCAGCAACAGTCTTTGCGCCTTTATCTACAGTTGAAAATGCGGCATTAATTTCATCAAGAGATAATTTGCCATCATCCATAAATGCACGGGCTAACTTTTCTACTACTGCTGCTACTGCTGTAAGACCAGCCACAGTTACTGCTGTTATTGTATCTACACCAGCGATAGCACCAGCGCCAATCACAGATAAACCGCTTGCTGCAAATACTGCAACAATACGCATTAATACATTTTTTAACGAGGCCATTTCATTTCCTTATCTATTGTTAAATTGACATCCAACCTTGATATTCAGCCTCTGGATTATCCATCAGCCATTGTTGCCTTAATTTATTTTGGTGTTCCCAATCAATATCATTACTCATCGTTAGAGTTACGCAATGGATAAGTGATTGCCCAAACTACTAAAGTCAGTATGATTGCATAACCAACTACAGTCTTTGCAGAGCCAGTCAATACAACCCAAGCAATAAACATACCTAGCAAGGTCCATAATTGTTGAACCATATCTTTTAATACTTTCAAGGTTTTCTCCTTTTGTATAACTTAATGTTGTCATTTGATGGCACACTAGTACCTCCACTTGTAGGTGTAGGTGTGGCTGTTTTAGCAGCGGAAGTTACGGCTACTGCATTAACAGCAGCCTGAGTAGCAATAACGGAAGCAATGATTGTATTCTCTGATTCTGTTCTTTCTTCTTCAGACATATCAGCACCTATATTTGAAAGAGCAGTAAGCACCTCTGCTGGGTTATCAAAGATTGCTGAGATTAACTCTGCTGGATTCTCTAATAACTGTAGGGCTACTACTGTGCCAGCCTCAAGCACTACACCATTGTCTAATTGAACTGGTGTTTCAGGTGCAAGGGTTTCTAATTCAACTTCATTTGCCTGTACAACTTCTTCTACAGGTGGTGCTTCTTCTTCAACAGGTGGCTCTTGTTCTTCCATAGGTGGCTCTTCAGCCTCTACAGGTGGTTCCTCGACTGGGATAGGTGGTTCTTCCACTTCCTCAGGGGGTTCCTCAGCCTCTATAGGAGGCTCTTCTGCCTCTACTGGAGGTTCTTCAGCCTCAATGGGTGGTTCTTCTACTTCTGCTGGAGGCTCAGGCTCTACAGCAGGGGGAGGAATAACAATTGCAGGGGGTTCAGGTGCTACAACAGGAGGCTCAGGAGCAGGGGTTGGTGCTACTGGAGTACTGGTATCTACCGTTGCTGTAGTTCCATCAACTGTTGAAGTATTGGTATCAACCACAACAGTACCTGTATCTACTACTACAGTAGAGGTATCTCTAGGTGGTATCAAGTTACTGCTTAAAGTATAAGTTCCTATTGGTCTTTGACCAGCAACTACATAGTCATAAGATGTAGCACGAATTGTATAAGTATCAGCGTTTAATGTTCCGCTAAGTGCTGATGCAAAATAATTATTTATAGAATGGTTACTATCATCATCTCCCCTAATAGGGTTGACGGTAGTGCTATCAGCAACGCCACGATATAACCATATCCAAGAATCTACCCAAGCCACACGCTCTACTGTTTGTGAATCAACCACTTCAAATCGTGGTCCAGTAGTGGTAGTAATTGTATAGGCTGTTGTTGTATCTACTTGAACTACTACATCTACATAAGCAGTCGTAGCATCAAGATTAATTATTACATCTTCTGCGCTTGCTGGATTTGGTATAAAAAGTAAACTAATCCCTATTACTAAGGAGCATATAAATTTGGTCAACACGGGTTTCCAATCGGGTAATGCGTCCCTCTAGATTATGTCCCCCGTTACCATCAGGTTTAAGTTCTGATAGATAATGTTTTACTAACCATCTAATTGAACCAGCAAAACTGGCTACAATTGTTGCGACCGCTACTGCTAAGCCAGCCCAATCTGCGCTACTCATTATACGGTCCTAATCGTAATTTCAATTACGCCTCCGAATCCATCAAACCTTCTGTCTGGTGGAGTCATGCGAGTAAATGAGATTTGTTCAATAATTACTTGACGAGTTTCGCCAGTAGTTAGGTCTTGCCAGGTAACAACATCGCCACCTTCTTCTATGTTTTCTAATATTTGTAATCTTTGTAAGGCTGAACCTTCATAGCCAGATATTACATTGTATCTATCTGTCTCTATATCAAAGCAATAAACAGGAAACTTTAAGTTTCTTTGTCTAGGCGTAGCAATAGTAGCCTTGGCCTGATAACCCTTAAATATAGGACCAGTTGATGTAGTACTTGAGTCACGATTAAATGTAAATTTATATGCTACATATTCTTGTGCAGTTTGAGGCTGAGATGTAGTTACCTCAACAGCAGTTACTCCTGCTTCATAGGTAATGTGGTCATATGGAACATCATTCTTATCTATAGTTGCTAGTGTTAATGAACCTTTAGTAAAGTCACCACGTGCTAATAGACGCTTAAAGTTCTTAGGTTCAAGGGTACCGTATCTAATATAACCACTAGTTAAGTAACCAGTTGGGGCAAGAGTAGATGCTGACTCAAGATAGATAGCACCATTGGTAGCCTCATATGCAGTACAGAATGTAAGTCTATTTGTAGCCCCAAGAAATGCAACACCTGTTGTGTAATGCTCTGTTGCTTGTGTTACTTGCAGGTCATTAGCATAGGCAAAACGTAAAGTTTCAAGTTCGTTACCTAAATCAATACGAATAAGACCAGCATCTAATGCACCAATACCAGAGGCTGCCCAGATAAATCTATCTCTTGCAGCAAAGTCATACACTGGTTGTGATGATTCAAATATTAATGGACCATAAGATAGAGAACCATCTTGGTCATTTATATCTGCTACACGCATACCCTTGTTAGTGCCTATGCACATGTATCCTAAATAGTAATAAAGTTTCTCAACTATCTCACCAGCAGGTAACTCCGCAGCCACTACGGCTGAGGTAAGAGTAGGCATTACTCCTGCGGTTGATAGCGTGTACTTCTGAATAGTTGAGTAAATACCTGAGTGTCCAGCAGTATAGATAGCAGGACCAGAAGCAGACACAGATGTGTAATGGTAGTTAGTATTAGGGTTAGTATAAATAGCAGTAGGTAAAGAGGTGGCAGATGTAGTTACTTCATACACTGCATTATTTACGCAAAGAACAATACGGTCTTTAACAAACTCCATTGCTGCATATTTAATTTCAATGTTGCCGTCTTGGAACATCTGGGTAACATCACCAGATGCGCTAGGGTTAGAAGAACCACTAATTGAATCTCCAGATAATGGTTTCTTAAACATAGTAAGACGCTGATTACCGCCTGATGTTTTGTTAGTTATCCAATAGGCATTAACACCATCATCGCAAATTGCATATACTTTTTTATCAGTACCAGCAAGGTAATCAATGTAATGAATTACTGGGTCAGTTACACCAGTACCTGCTGGAGATACAGCAGTAGAGACTACGTCACCTGAGGTTTTAGCATAAGTAAAAGTAGTTGCTGTAGGCACAGTTGCAACACGGTAGGTACCATTAAATGTAGCATCTACCCCAGTAATAGTTATATCCATACCAACAGTTAGTCCATGTGATGCTGATGTGGTAAGGGTTACCACGTTAGTAGTCAAAGCCTTATTAGTAATAGATACAGTAATTGCTGGATAGATTTTATCTACATCGTATTCATCGTGTAGTAATACACCGTTTACATTACTCCATTGAATAGAACGAACGTGTTGATTAGGATGTTGATGGTCAGTACCAACTACAGGACCAGTAGTAACGTGTGTATTTTCTGTATCTTTAAGTAGGGTTACCTGTCCCTTGGTCCAAACATCTACATTTTGTGAATCAGTAAATCTATGGGCTACTACTTCACCAGCAGATGGGTCATAAAATTTAATACCAGTACCACTATGAAAAGATGATTGGCTTCTTAACCACCAACCTGTAAGTGATTGCTCACCTGGCTCTTGGTTATTATCAAATTGTTCTTTACGATACGGAGCAGTCTGTCTAATGTAAGGTCGTTCATCAGCAATAGCATAGAAGAATGGTTGCCCACCTAGGGCTACATCGTATGACTCTCCTGAGTTTTGCCATGTTGAAGTTGAAGATAGGATACCAATATCAACCGCAATTGCTCTACCAATATCAGCAACAGGTGAACCACGACCTTCGGTTATATCACGACCAGCCACGTTACTCCTTAGGTTTTAGTTTTTCTGCTTCTTCTTTTAATTTTGCTGCTTGTTCTTGCATCGCAACCATATTCCAATATAGTGCGTAGTAATCTATATCTAAACTAAATCGTTTCATATGCTTTACTAACGCACCTGTATGGGCGTGTACTGGTATGCCAGCAGCCCTTACCTTGCGGAAGAAAACAATATCTTCACCAATAAACTGGTCGCCTAATCCCTCTTGCTCAGCAAACATAGACTGGCTAGGATACTTAGCACGTAATTTTGGCACAATAGATTTGTGCATTAGCACAAACCCCATACCAGCAGAGTCAACCTCTAGTAATTTATCTTTAGGTAGTGGATGTATGTACTGGATTTCATACTCAGATATGTTCTTAAAGATACAAGGGAATGGTCTCATAACTGAGGACTCATTCTCCTTTGAAATAAAGTAAACACCACTAACTATTGGGCGTAGGTCTTTATCTGCTGCGTCCCATACCTTCTTAAGTACATCTGTAGTTAGATAGATGTCTGAATCTACCCATAGTATCCAGTCTGTCTTAACATCATTAGCCCATTTATCAAAGGCTACTTGTCTTTGTCTGCCTATCTGATTGCCTTGCACACGCATAGCATTGTTAATATGCATGCCTGCTTGTGGTGCTGTAAGTATTACGTAGGTTAAACCTTCGGCAAACTTACCATCTACCATACCATTATCACACCAAGCAATGGTTACTGTTTCTTTTGGTCTTATCATTATAGTCCCCTTATATTTGATTAGATGAGCAGTTTTAATCCGTGCTCAGGGATATAGATTATACTGCAGGTATTGCTACTTTAATCCACTCTTTATTTATTTCAGACCACTTATAGAAGTATTCTTCCGTATCTTCTGGTTTAACAACTGGTGCTACCCATTGATAGGTTGTGTAATCTAATTTCCAAGATGGAAATGGTTGTGGTGCTAAGAATACATTAAATGATTCATCATATTTTCCACCAACCGTAGCATAATTTGCACGAATATTTCCATTGTAAGAAGTGCGTTTACAAGTTAGTCCAGCAAATTGAGGTTGAGCAGCATAAAATTGCTCCCAAGCCTCACTTGAGCCACCAACTTGAGTGCCATCTAAATCAGTTTGTATTACATTTTCATCAACCCCAGTAATTACTTTAACTACTATATTGTCTGAATTAATAAGTGCATAGTGTGCCATTATGACCAACTCACATTTCCACTGCCTGCAGTAATTGTTGAAACTTTATATGAACCATCTGTTGCGGTAGAGCCAGTTAAGCCAGCACCAATTGATATTGTTCCTTCGGAAGTTAGGTATCTAAAAATTATTATACCTGAACCACCCGTTCCGCCACCTGCGCCACTTTCATTTGTTCTACCACCACCGCCACCTCCTGTGTTGGCAGTTCCATTACCTGGAGTTGTAGTGCCAGTATATTGACCACCTTCTCCACCACCACCTTGACCTCCAGCACGGCTAGAACTTTGTCTAGAACTACCACCACCACCACCTGCGTAGTAAATTGAAGTTCCAGTTATAGAGTTTTGTTTTCCATCACCACCAGCACTGGTTGTACCAGCGGCACCTGCACCACCGCCACCGCCCATCTCATTACCGTTAGCCATTGGGCCGCCATTATTACCAAAACCTAATCCACTATAACTGGCTTGTGTTGCAGTACCAGGAGTACCTGCACCACCGTTTTCTGACGCACCGCCTCCAGAACCACCACTATTACCATCTCTATTTTGATTCCAAGAACCACCACCGCCACCGCCAGTTGCTACATAGGTAGTAGTGTTAAAAGATGAGTCCGTACCATTACCACCCCTTGCATTACCTGGAGCACTTCCTCCTCCGCCGACAGCAATAGCAAAATTTGTTGACTTTGATACTCCGTAACCAGTTGAGTAAACATATCCACCAGCACCGCCACCACCACCATAGGTGCTACTACCTCCACCAGCACCACCAGCAACAACTAGAATATCAAGAGTCACAAGTTCTGGAATTGTTACAGAGTTGGTAGCAGCAGATTCTGCACCATTTCCATTTGCATTAACTGTAAACACTTTAAAAGTATAAGAACTTCCCATTGTTAAGCCAGTAAATGTCATACTTGTAGCAGAAGTATTTGCTGCATTTTGAGTTGTTCCAGCAGTAGTTCCATTTAGATATGGAGTAACGGTAATAGCAGAAAGATTTTTTCCACCAGTAGCACCTAATGTCCAAGTTACTGTAACATTAGTGGTTGTCCCACTAGTAGATGCAGTACCAATAGTTGGTGCTTGTGGTCTTGTAGTTGCAGTTACTGCTGAAGCATTAGCACTATTTGTTGTTGTGCCAAAATTGTTTTGAGCATTACCATAAACCGTAAAACTAGTTGCTGGTGTTAAGCCAGACACTCTTACTGTTGTAGATGAACTTGAACCACTAAATCCACCAGATGTTGTAAAAGCATTATATTGAGTTGCTGTACTACCACCAACTCCAGGGGTAAATACCACATCAAAAGCACCACCAGATGCATAAGCAAAAGTTCCAACATCAGTTACACTTGCAATAGTTGGAGTTGCTGGTGGTGCAGATGCTGCCACCCAATTAATTCCGTTATAAATTTCAAGAAGTTCTAAGGTACCATTATAATAAGTATCGCCAATTACAGGGCTGCCTGGACGGCTAGCGGTATCGCCAGAAGGTATACCACCTGCTGGTATTGGAAATTGTGAAATTGTCATTAGGCTATCTCCACTCCGCTGATATGAAAGTTAACTGCTGTTGTAGAAGCAGAACCTTTGATAGTGTCATTAGCATCTACTATTTGCTTTAAGTCAATAAAGATAGAAGTCTTAGCATCAATCGACACGCTAGATAGTATAGCAACATCGTCAAGTAATATTGATGCTGTTGCTGCAGATGTAGTTGTATTAGTTACGCCAACATTAGTTACTACCGCTACTGCTGTAGCAGGAGTTGTATAGAGTGTTGTGCTGGTTGTTGTTGCTGCCCCCCGAAAGAGGACTTTAGATGTTACAGCCATTAGTTACTGTATTCCTTTCTTAGAGAAGAACACCCATAAGAGTTTTAATCTCAATGGATTCTGTATCTACTTCAGACCAGGTTAGACCTGAAGTTGTTGCGGATGAAACTGTTAGAACATAGCCAGAAGTTGAAGCAACTGGTAAAATTACATAGGCATCATTTGCGCTACCAACAATTAAATCGCCCTTTGCATTAATATCAACTTTATTAACCGCATTAGCAGCGTTAGATTGTTGGGCATAATACTTAGCAGAAAATTCAGAACCATCTACTGTGCCATCAGTTTTAGTTGCCCACTGAGAAGCAAGGGTTGCAGATGATGCAGCGCTAGTAGCCGAAGTGGCTGCAGATGTAGCAGATGTAGCCGCACTAGTAGCAGATGTTGCAGCAGCACTTGCTGATGTAGCAGCGGAAGATGCAGAAGCAGCGGCAGCGGAGGTAGAAGCAGCAGCCGATGCTGCTGAAGTACTTGCAGAGTTGGCGCTAGTTAATGCTGAAGATGCTGAGGTGCTAGCAGATGATGCTGAAGTTGCAGCGTTTGTGGCTGAGGTAGCAGCAGCAGTTGCACTTGCAGCAGCCGAAGTAGCGCTAGTAGCAGCAGCCGTTTCTGAGGCAGCAGCAGAGGTGGCTGAGGTTGCTGCAGCAGTCTGGCTTGTAAGGGCGCTAGAGGCGCTTGTAGAGGCTGCTGTTGCACTTGCTGCAGCCGAGGTAGCACTAGTTGCTGCAGCGGTTGCGCTGGCTGCTGCACTAGTAGCGGAGGTAGCAGCGGCTGTAGCACTGGCTGCGGCTGAGGTAGCCGAAGTAGATGCTGCTGTTGCTGAACCTAAAATGCTATCTACATAATCCTTTGGTGTAGCAGATGTTGCTGACATACCTGCACTAGATAGACCAGTAATGGTTGGGCTACCTGAGATAGTAGGGCTAGTTAAAGTCTTGTTAGTTAAAGTTTGAGAAGCATCTGCAATTACAACAGTACCAGTTGTATTAGGTAAAGTAATTGTATTATCTTGAGTAGGGTCTGTTACTGTAAGGGTAGTTTCAAAAGCATCTGCAGTAGCACCTTCAAATATAATAGAGGTAAACTCTGCCCCAGCACCAGAAGTAATTGTTGGGTTAGTAATTGTAGGAGATGTTAAAGTTTTATTTGTAAGGGTTTGTGCCTTAAGGGTACCTACTACATTACCTTCATCTGAAGCAATACCGTGTAGGTCGTGGGTAGCAGTTCCATCATTATAAGCAGCCGTTGCTTCAATATGTAGGTTGGCCTCACGATAGTCACGGCCAATAGCCATATGCCTAACTACTGCACCAGCAGAGTGAGCCTGACCTACACCACTAACCTCAATACCACGGACTATGGTTAAGGTATTAGTTGATACCGCACTGACATCTACAATTTCTTCAAGGGCTGTATCTGGGTCAATTACTACTGTAAATCTTTCGGTTCCAGTTACTGTTGCACCACCTAGTAGTGATGTACCAGAACCAACAACCATAGTAACAGCACCAGCAGTAATGGCTGATGTTAATGTAGTCTGTTGCGAACGGGATGAGTATTTGCGTGTTGTCATTTATGTTCCTATCGGCTGTAGTGAACTCGGGCTGGGTACTGTTGCTGTTGTGCTTTTGTTTCCTCGGCCAAGCGCTGTGTGTATAGAGCAAAGAGTTGTCGTGTTGCATTTCCAGATGAACCAAATGGACGCTTTGAATCTGTCTCATCTGCTTGTGGGCTAACCATTGCAGCACGGGCTGGGTCAAGATAGGTAAGTAATCTATATGCAGCACCAAGAATTACCACGTCTCTTACAGACTCAGGTAATCCAGTTGTTGTTGTAAATACATCTGAGTTAGTAGATAGTGCTGCTGGTTCAGTTGCATATACAACCTTTACAGTTCTACCAGGAGTAATAATATCTCCAATGGTTACTGTTTGTGATGTAGCACCCCAAGTAGTAATCTCTGGTAGTGCATCAAAGTCAAATCTTTTAACACGAATCCATTCTTTAGATGGACCAATGCTTTCCCAGTGCATTGTTAATATGTTTCTAATATTTAAATTCTCTAATTCATAGGTACTAACTGCTGCATTATATGTAAAGGTTGTCTGTTTAACTGCAAAGATAGATGAGCCTAATGCTCGAACTGTGTCATTGATGGCACGCTTTACTACGTAGCGTGGGAAGGTTGGGCTAATAATAACCCTGCTTCCAGCAGCAGCGGTAGATGGTGTGGTACCTAGATAGCCACGACCATACGGGGATATAGTTGCCGTACTAGCAATACGGTCAAATGAATCAACCCATAATAATTCTTCACCAATTTCAATAGTACCTTTACCAAGGTCTGTACTTGCAAGTTGTAAAATTGTAGGGCTAGCAATGGTAGATGTTGTAGTGGCTAATGTTGCAGTAAGATGTGTAGATTTATCCTGCTGTAGGGTATAGCCAGCAAGGTTAATAAGAACTTCATCAACCATATTATTTAGAGTAGACACTATAATTTACCTTATCTGTACTTAGATGTTTTTTTGGCTATTGGTTTTGGTTGCTTAACAAATTGTTTGCCCTTTTTATTACCCGCAGCCTTAGCCTTATTGGTTGCAGCCTTTTCGGCAGGACTTAATGCAGCCCACGCTTTCTCAGGTAGATATCTTTTTTTGCCCTTAGATGGTTTACCGTCAGAAGTTTTCCACTTCTGTGCAGTCCAATCCTTTAAAGACTTTTGAGATTTAGCAAGTGCCATTACTTATATCCTCCGCCAGCCTTCTTGTATTGCACAGCAAGTAATTGTGCCTTACGTGCTGACCATTCCCCTGGGTCTCCACCCTTAGAACCAGCCTTAATCTTCTTAAACAATGCTGCTCTCATACTAGGCTTTGTATAGTTACCAGCCTCATTAACTTTAGATTTAGTTTTCTTCTTCATCTGCAACTACAATCCCAAGCACGAAGTGATTTATTAATTCTAGAATTTGGGTCCTTTGCTGTTTTGGCAGAGGTTAACTTAGCCTTCATACCGCACATACGACCACAAAAAGACTTACGTCTAGCAGCAGACTTAGGTGACCTCTTGGCTTCACCAGCCTTAACTGGTGCCTTAAGGTTCATGCCTTGTGCTCTAGCAGATGCCCTACCTTTGGCGTTCAAACCACCTTGAGGGTTCTTACCTTCTTTGCGTGTCCACGCTGGACTCTTTGCCATACTCCCCATACCTTCCAAGAACAGACCTAATGATTCCGTTTTTACCCATACGAACCACTAGGCCGTCTTTAATTTGAACTGGATTAAAACCATCATGGCGTTTGTAACTACCAGATGATGCCATTATTTTTTCTTACCTTTAACCTTTAATAAGTTAGGATTCTTTTTCTTAGCAGCACTACTTGCTTTCCTCGCACCCGCAGCCAAGATAGCGCCAGCACCTGCCATAGATATTCCTTGCTTCTTCGCAATCTGTTTCTGGGCTGCTTTGAAACCCATTCCCTTTTTGGCTTTCATTATCTACCTCTACGTCCAGGTGGTGAGATTTTAGTTTCGGGTATAAAGAGTCCTGGATACTTATCTTCAATCGCTTTTTTAGCAGCAGCCTCCGCTGCAACCATATCTTTAGGAGATATTGATTTTTGATATGCATCAATTGCTGCCTTGCCTTTCAATACAGTAGGCTTAGGTTTTGGTTTTTTATTTGGCATTGCCATATTACTTCTTCTTACCCATTTTCTTCATGGTCATCTTCTTCATAACCATCTTCTTATCTGACTTCTTGGCTGCTTTCTTAGCCATAGCCTTGCCCTTCATTGTGTAAGGGAACTTCTTTCCGTCTACCATTGGCATATTATGCTCCTAGTTCGTTGATTGTTTTAGCGGTTTTTTTATCTATGTGTTTAGCATTTGGGTCCTTCTCAGCATTGTAAGCCCTACCCAAATTCTCTGATGCTTTCTCTGCAGCAACTATCTTATTCATAGTAGTTCCTGCTGGTTGAATACCCTGTCTACGAGCATTCCTATAGGCTTCTAGTTCGCCTTCCCATTTACGCATTGGCATAGATGCTCTGCCATTGGCATCACCTGTGCTCAATTGTAATCCTTTAGCCTTACATCCAAAGCAAGGATTAGCATCACAGTTGCTATGGTCTGCTTGAAAAACTTCTTCTTTAGTTATAAACGGTTTAGGTGATGTAGCATCACACTCAGTACATCCATATAAGGATACATACTGATTCATCTGACCATCTTTTAATTCATATGCCCAATCAAGAACCTTACTCTTGTGGTCGCATTCCATACTGCCCCCTATTGTGCTGTGAAGTTAGCCTCTGTAACTCCAACATTGCCTGCAATTAATCTTGTCTTGGTATCTTCGTCAACTATATGACGGCTGCCGCCAAGGTAAACCTCTTGGTAATTCTGTAAATCTTCATCTACTAAGTAGCGTACTTGCTTATATACACCATTATCACGAATAATAGTTATCCCACGATTTAACTTATAAAAGTAAAACAAGCGGTGTCCACCCGCTGGACCTTCTCTAACTATTGGTGTATCAAAAACATATGTAGTCATTTAAGTCCTTTATTAAGAGAGGGGCAGGGCGTAAACCCCACCCCTCATTGCTACTAAAGAGCAGCGATTGATGAACCTGATTCGATTCGATACAGTGCTTCTTCACGGTAGCGAGCAAAGCCAAGAACGCCATACCAACCCATTGGGCGATGACGCATTAACTTGTCAACTACTGGTCCGATAACTACATGTGGCTCTTCAGCAACGGCTTGTGCCATTGCTTGCTGGCCTGCAATAATTGTACGGAATACACGAGTTACAGGAGTTACGGTTACAACTGTTGTCGCTGTAACTGCAGCAGTGTTTGCTGTGTCTACAGTGAATGTTGTTGTTGAACCTGATGTTGAAATTGCGGTGATTTTTGCACCTGAAGCAACACCTGTTCCTGAAATCTTGTCTCCAACCTCAGCACGGCTAGCAATTACTGCAGAAGAAGCAACGCCGAATGTAAATCCTGCTGATGTTCCTGCTACTGTTACTGCTGTTGTTGCTAATGTTGATTGGTCAGCACCATCCTTGGCTGAGTAAAGACGTGGTGATTCAATATAGAATGCACCTTCGTAGTTACCAATTTCTCCAGCCCAGATGCGGTCCTGTGAAGAACCGTATTGGTTAGGAAGTAGCCAGCCTTGGCCAGATGATGACTCTGCACGTAGGTCATGGGATACCTCTGGGTGGATACCAGCCCAGTATAGTGAACCCTTACGTGCTACAGCCTTAGCAGAACGTAACTTAGCGATAGCCCTACGGATATCTGCTGAGTCAATTGTTGCTGCTGCTGTAACTGTTACTGTAGATGTTGCTGTAGCACCTGAGAAAATCTTGTTATCTCCGCCACGCAATGTTTCCATTGCTACTGCATCGATAGAATCTGCTAGGTTGTAAGCAATAATGTTTGCGATTGCTGGGTCTACATCAGCAAGGCTGAATAGTTCCAACGCACGTGTTACCAACACTGAGTTACCATACTCGTTAAGAGTAATAGAAACTGTTGTTGGTGTTGACAGTGCTACTGCGTCTGGGTCAGTTGTTTCTGCCAGAGTAGATGTCTTTTGTGCCAAGTCAACGTACTTCTGTAGAACTACGGTTGAGCCTGGAATTGATTGACGGGCAGGTGTTTTATCTGCGACTGAACGAATTAGTGGTTCAGAACGGAGAGCAAACTCCAATAAGCGGTCATATGCTTGTTGGACAAGACCTGCACCACCAGCGGTTCCTCCAAGTGTGGACGAACCTACTCCTGTGTATGCATTAGGCATTTGTCACCTCCAAGGTGATTAGAATTACTATGGATTAATTATTGATTTGCACGGAGGATGGCAAGAATTTCATCTGCAGATTGTGCATTAGATATCTTTGTTTCCAAGTCCTCTGTACGTTCAGGGGTTAATGAATTCTGAGTAAGAACATCTTGCTGCCTTAAGGCTGCTCGATTAAGTTCTTGTTCAGGATTCGCAGACTCTGCGCTTTTTAATCCAAACAAATCAGCATTTTCGTCAAGCCAAGAATTAACTGACTCTTCACTAATGTCTTCTAAGTCTTTCATAATTAAGCGTTGCGCCTTTAGATTAACGCCCTTCTTTTCTAGGACTTCCTTGACGACTCTCTCACGCTGCACCTTGGACAATCCCTCAAGTTGCTCAGTCAGTTCCTTGATACGTTTCTCATCTGCACGTTTGGCTTTTCTTAGTCTTTTAACTAAGTCATCGCCTTGCAGATTTGCATCGTTATCTTGGTTTTCGTCTTCTTCTTCATCCCAGTAGTTGTTGCTCATAGCAACCCACCCTTCTATTCGTTGATTAGTCGCAAGCCACAAGTCAATTCGGGGAAATTGGTTGGCTCTTGCTACCAGACTTATACACCCCACGGGGCTGGTCTATC